TAGGGAGAACCCAAAAAGCAGAGCTAGACGGCCAAGCCTCGGTCAAGCAAGCAAGCCTTAATCTTGGCCAAGCCCTGGTCAACTTAGAGGATTCGCGGTTTGGCATTATCCGTAATCGCAACAATTACGAACTGCAGGAAGCGCAGAAGCGCGGGGCAAGTGAGCGCGAGTTGGACGAGATTCGCAGGCGGGGTGAAGCCATTGAACTTGCGGCGCTGAATACCAAGTACCAGGGGCTTGTTAAGCAGCAAGGTCTACAAAAAGAGCTTTTTGCGCTTCAGCAGCAGCAGGCCAGGCTAGAGGCTGATCTAACCGCTAGCAATGCTCGCCTTGAGGTTGATAAAGCACGGCTCAAGGTGCAGGCCGCAGAGCTAACCGGCAACAAGCAAGCAAAAGATGAAGCCCAAATTGGCTTGGATATTGCTGAGCTAGGGCTAACCGCAGCCAACAACAAGCTAGGTATCCTGGCCAAAACTCAACCGATTGAAAAGCAAATCGCAAGCGCTAACAGTGAGGCCGCCCGTAATCAACTCATTGCCGAAGCTGCTTCCAAAGGATTGGCTTTGGCCGCCGATGGCACCTTCAAGGCTGTTAAGGGCACAGCAGGAGAGTTCAAGAGCTTCGGCAACTCCATGAAGGTTCCTATAGAGCAGCAGGCGAAACTGAAGCAGCTTGCCAAGGATATGGGATTTGCCGTGAAGGATACCGGTAAGGGGTACTTTGATATTGGGAGAACATTAAAAGCGGATAACGTGCCTGCTACGGAGAGGATCAAGAAGTCTGCGGATCAGACGCTAAGTGCAACTAGGTTAACTAGGACTCAGACCCAAGGCCTGGCTGGGAACATGGACCAAGCCTCTATCAGGGCTGGTTTTTTCACTAGGGCGGTTAAAGAAGCCTCCGGCCTCCCACGTGCCCGCTTCACGGGTGGCCCGGTGGATGCTGGCCAGACCTACCGCATCAACGACGGCCCCAGCGGCATGAGCCTGGGTCAGGAGTCCTTCCTTTCGGCCTCTGGCGTGCTGTCCCTGATCAACAGGCCCCTCAACAGCCTGTGGACGGCCCCTTCCCGAGGCACGGTGATCCCTGCTGCCATAACTAGCCGCCTGAAGGATGCAGGGGCCCTGGGGGGCGGTGCTGGAGTGCTGCGTGGGGGCTCCGATCCGGCGGTGGCCCATCTGAGCCTGGCGGTCGGAAACCTTTCACAGGAAGTAGCCGAACTGAGGCGCAAAGCGTGGAACGTGTCGGTCGGTGTTCGCGGCGATGGATCCGGCCTGAGGGTGGCGCAGACGATGGCGCGGATGCGCTGAGGGTGACCTGATGGCCCTGCAGCTCAGCTACGGAGGCTCGACCCTGACGCTGCGGTATCTGCAGGCGCAGCCGATCGCCTATGCCGAGGCTGACACCGAGCAGGGCCTCGTGGCGCGGCGGTTCACCGTGACCGGGCTCTGCTCCCCGGCGCAGTGGGTGACCTGCTGCAGCCTGTTTGATGCGTGGCAGGCGGCCAAGATCACCGAAGCCCCCACCCTGGCCAGTCGTGCCGTAGGGGCGACCGTGGCCCTGACCTGCTCCGCCCATGGCCGCAGCGTGACAAGCCTCGCGTGCTGGTTCACCGGGGCTCCGAAGGGTGACACGGTGGATGGTGGGACGTGGGTCAGGCTGAGCCTTGAGTTGATCGATGCGGCCCAGCAGCTCACGGTGCTGCTACGGCAGAACGAGAAGGCCCGCCTCGGGGGTGATGCGTTCCTCCCCGCGTACGGGTCCATCACCCTGGGGACCACCACCCTGGCGCTGCTGGAGCAGCCAGAGGCCTACGAGGACGGCCCAAGCCTGGAGCCCACCTCCACAGGGGGGTACGTGGCACGGGGCCCCCTGGTGACCAGCGAGGTGCGCAACGTGAAGGGTGTCACCGATGCCGCCGGATGGACAGCTGTGAAGGCCTGGTTTGCCTCCACCATTGCCAGCCGCCCCGGCGCCTCGGACTTCTGGCCGGTTGGCGGGCTTGACCTGGAGCGCGACAAGATCGTCTCAGGTGGGGCGGTAGTGGAGCGCTACATCGTGTCGGTGAAGCTCAAGCGGAGGGCTTCCTGATGCCAGCGACACCGGTTGACGTTCGCGCTCAGGTGTTCAGCAACCTGGGCCCTGTGATCGGCGGGCAGCTCTCGGACGACCCGCTGCAACCTGGCGTAGGGCTGCTGCGCACCACGGGGGAGGTGACGATTAGCGGCCTGATCCAGCCGACACGGGGGACGGAGTTGAAGCTCGGCATGGTGCTACCTGGAGGGAAGCTGACCCGGTTCCCACGGCGGCTGCGAGTGATGAAGGCCGAAAGCGACCCTTACGAGAATCAGACGGTGCTGCAGGTGGGGTGCCTGCTGGCGATGAAGTGGGACCACGTTCAAAAGGAAGTGTATCGAGCTATTGACTACCCGCAGTGGTCTCAGAATTACGATTCTCCTTTCTACAATCAAAACGAAACCTATATTCAATCAAACATTAACGGTTCACCGACATTGATAACATTGCCAAAAATCCCTATTCCTCAAGTCTGTATGTTGCCAAACGTGGTAGCGGTGTGCTTAGCACGCTGTGAAATCACAGCAGCAACAGGCAACCCCGAGATCAGGGCAGCCAAGGCCCGCGCAGGCATTGACCTGTCCAGTGGTTACCTGGAAGTGGCAGGCAGAATTATCAGCGAGTCGGGCATGTATGGCTTCATCAATGCGGATGAGAAGCTGAGGCTACGCAAACTGCTGGAGCCCACCACCAAGGGGCCTGTGATGGCCCTCGACGACATGATCACCATGGAAGCGATCGGTGACGCTGCACCTCCAGTAGAGCTGAACATCAGCTATAGCGATACACAAGTTCCCTATGTCCCGCCAAACTTTGCATCCAAGGCTATTCAAGATTGGAGCAAGCCAATTCAGTGGTGGAGCGCAATCTAAGTCATGAGAAACTGGACTTACTCCAAAACGATCAGCTCCGCTGAAACCTTTACGATTGACTACAGGAAGAAAGTAGGGAGTAACTATGAAACAGCAACAGACTCGGTTCCACATGTAGCCGTCTCGGAGGTGTTCACCAACTACACCACCATTACCTACGTCGATCAAGACAATAAAGTGCAAACACAAGACGTTGTTTCCAGCACGATCACAAGAGCTACCACTTGTGTTGGTGCGGCCAATCTGGCACGCTGGAAATCCAAGCTTGAGGCAGGCAGTCCGGCATACGCGGGAACAACTCTAATCAAGAGCAGCGAGTCTTACAATGTTTATAAAATCACTCCTGAGGGTCCGGTTGAAGTAAGCCTAACCACTTACGAGTATGAGCCCTTGATTGCCTTTGCTGGTGGCATGCCTATTGAAGACTACAAAGGGGTTGACCTGGGAACAGGCAACACGCTAGTCAGGAAAACGATCGTTGAAAAAGAAGAAAACAAACTAGCAGATTTGACTAAAGAAATCACAACGGTTTACGAAGCCTGGGGAGCGACCGCAGCGGGAAAGGCGGGAGCCTCCGCTTTGATGAAAGCCGTTAAGGGTGCAGCCAATGACAATGCAAGGGTAACACTGACACTTCAGCTAGTCGATGCCATGAAGGCATTGGTGCTGCGCAACGTAGAGCAGACGATCAACATCGGGCGTGGTGTTGCACCAGCGCTACCAACCCCGCAGGATCAGCAAAACGAAAAGCTAGAGAGGGCCCAGACAGACATTACCGTAGAAGGCCCATGGGGCATCTCGTCTTCTAAGTCAATCAACGGATCTATTGACACGGATAAAGTTGAAGTGGTGACCCTAAGCTTTAACAACAATTACGGCAATGACAACTAGGAAACCTACCAAGACAGGAGCAGGCTAGATGCCGCTAGAACAAGCCAAGGCCGCTGCCGAGTATCGGATGGAGTTTCTATCCGACAGCTATCTGATGCCTGCCTCGCCAGGGGATCCCGAGTACACGGATTCTGGCGTAAAGCTCCAATACTATTCAACCAAGGCCCTAGCTTATTACTACGGCAAGTGCGTTCACTTGCTTTTGGCTGGCATGGCCAACGGCAAGAGCATTACGACGGAGATCAGAAACATCCCGAGCGAGCCGATGGGCACCATCTACCTACAGGCCGAAAGGACCGTGGGCAGGTTCCGTGCCAATGGAATCACCTTTGCCTTTGATTCGGAGGGGCTGATCGCTGGCTGTGATGCCCTGCTGGATGGAGGAGCGGGCAAGATCGCTGGCGGCACCCCGGCGGACTGGTTTCCAATGATGGTG